GGACACGCAAGGTTTAGCCCTTAGCTGCTCAACACCTTCGGGACGTGGCGCAGTTTGGTAGCGCGCCTGCTTTGGGAGCAGGATGTCGCAGGTTCAAATCCTGTCAGCCCGACCGGAGCTCTTGGAAACATTAGGTTTTCAAGGGCTTATTTTTCCCGTCGAAAACAATCCGCATACAAATGCATACAAACGCCGCGGGATCTCCATGCCCGATTCACACGAGTTCGCGCTCGAGGAGGGCTCCGATCGCGTAGGCCACGTCGTCCAATCGTTCCGGCCAGAGCGCCGTGTAGGTGTTCAATGTGATGCTGGGAGAGGAGTGGCCGAGCTGCATCTGCAGGGTCTTCGCGTCCGCGCCCTGGGCGATCGCGAAGCTCGCGTATGTGTGGCGCAGACTGTGTATGGTCACGCCCTCGTCCGCCATGCCGGCCGCTTTGACGGCCTTGTTCCATATCCTTGTCCGCCACGCGTTCGTCCAGACGTTCCCGCCACGGGTGGCACGGAACAGCCAGTCGTCATCACCCATGGCCATCCATCTGCGCCTTGATCTGCGGCATGAGGAACCGTGGTATCGCGATATTGCGGGCCTTTCCGTTCTTCGGGGTGCCGAGCATGCTGCCGCCGTGCCCGTCGTCAGTCCATGTGCGGCCTATCCTGGCGCGCCGCTTGGCCGTGTCCACGTCACCGACCTTGAGGGCAAGCGATTCGCCTATGCGGCATCCCGTATAGGCCTGCCATCTGACCAGCAGACCGTCCACCGGCTTCCCGATCTTCTCCGCCTCGTCCGCGAGCAACTCGACCTCGCGGACCGAGAGGAACACCATGTCGTCGTCGGAGGCGATCTTCGGCACGGTGACCTTGTCCACAGGATTCTCACCGATCCACCCGTTCGAGACGGCGTAGTCAAAGATGCCCTTGAGGACGACTTTCATGATATTGCGGATGCTTCTCGCGCTCAGCGGCTTCGAATCACGCCCGTCCGGCAACGCGGCCGGATAACCACCGTCCATGAGCTGGCCGACCCACTCCTGCAGCATGTCAGGGCGCAGCTCCCGCAACGTCATGCCACCCCATTTGGGCAGGATGTACAGGCGCAGCTCCCTCGCATACCGGCCTGCGGTGCCGGGTTTCAGATCAACCTTCGACGCGAGCCATTCGCCGGCCACATCATCCAGGACACGAAGCTCCTGACGAGGATCGCGGTAGCGTCCCCGCCGGATGTCGTCCTCCATGGCCGCGGCATATTCCTGCGCTTCGGCGAGCCTGGCGAACTGCTTCACCCTCTGCACACGTCTACCGTCCTTGACGATGGTCCAATGACAACGCCAGCGCATCCCGACTCCATAACGGCTTTTACGCCACTTCTCAGGCACATTGGCCTTCATCGGATCGCGTGAGTTCGCCAAAGAGCGTTTGGCCGCGCGACTCGGCGGATTGCCATCATCGTCATTCTTGAGCCACAGATCATCAATGGTCACTTTCATGGCGCTTCTTCCCACATGTTCTTCACCCCGGCGCTCGCGGTATGCGGGTGGCCGGGGTCATTTTTTATAAGGAATCCGAAGGGGTATAAGGCTCTATAAGCACGTATAAAGGCGTATAACTATTGCATGCACACGCCGGAATCATGAAGCAGCTGCCGGTAGTCCATCAGCACCTGCACCGTCACACCCAATTCGACCGCCATCGGCCACGCCGCGCCCTCATAAATCTCCTCGGCCATGCCGTAATCCACCGGACTGATCAACGCCAGCGCGGTCTCCCTACGGCAACGGCGCTCGCATTTGACCCCGTATTGGCTGCCACAGCCGGGGTCGTGGTGTCTGGCATGGATGAGCTCGTGGCACAAGGTGCAGCGGCGTTGGAATCCGGCCAGCCGTTCGTCGATGATGATGAGGCGGAGCGGATCGTAGTAGATCCCGCACCTGTCTCCGGCCAGCCGGCGTTCCTCCACTCGCACGCCCAGTGTCTTCGACCAGGACGTCAATGTGGCGTCGTTCACCGTCCAGTTCCGTCCAATCCCTTGGCGAACCTGTCGAAATCGCTTTCTCGTGCCGCATCCCACTTGTGGAACTCGTCGAGGGCCTTGCGTCTCATCTGCTCGTGTCCACGGTTGCCTTTGCCTTCCAGCAACGGCATGCCCGACAGGGAGATGTACTGGTCGATCAGCGTGGCGCATTCCTCCATGCTGGTGAGGGTGTGGTTCAGTACTCGTGCCTCCACGAGGTCCAGCAGACCGGTGGTGAGCGTGTTCAACGCCTTCATCTCGCGTTCGTTCAGATAGTTCTTTGCCACGGTCACGTCCGTGGACCGTGGATGTCCTTTCGGAGCGCCCTTCCAAGTAGTCAATCCCATGTTCGGCTTGCCGGCGTCCACACGATCCATGACGATTTCGGCGGCGGTCTGATGGGTGACGGCGTAGTGCATCTTGTTCTGGCAGCTGGCGAAGAAGTCCCTAGCCGTCTGCGAGTTCGGGTCATAGTCGTAGCTGACCTCGCTGAACAGGTCGGTGACCTTCTGCCAGAACCGACGCTCGCTGGTGCGGATGTCGCGGATGCGGTCGAGCAGTTCCTCGAAATAGTCGTCTCCGAACGGTCTGCCGTTCTTGAGCATGTCGTCGTTGAGGGCGAATCCCTTGACGATGTATTCGCGTAGGATGCCGGTGGCCCATTGGCGGAATTGTGTGGCCTGTCTGCTGTTGACGCGGTATCCGACGGCGATGATTGCGTCGAGATTGTAGAAAGAGATTTCTCTTGATACCTGGCGAGAACCTTCTTGTCGAACTATTCGAGATTTCCGAATGGTTGACGTCTCTGTCAGTTCGCCGGATGAGAAGATGTTTTTCAAATGCTCGTTGATGGTCGGCACGGTAACATTGAACAATTCTGCCATTTTCTGCTGTGTGAGCCAGAACGTCTCCCGCCAGTACGTGACTTCGACTGGTACGTTGCGCCCGTCCTCTTGGTAGAGGATTATCCGGCCTTCCTGTGGTTCGTCCGCCATGCTTGTCTCCTTCCGATTCCACAACCATCTTGTTGACGTCAACAAAATGGTCTGTTGTTGATGTTTCCAACGGTTTTGAACTATTCGGTTATTTCTAATAGTTCAATCCGCGTATGACGCGCGCAGACCCAGTTCCTTGGAGCTCCCGCCTTGAGCGGCTTGCTGAGCCTATCGCTCACTGCTTGGCGGTCTTCACCACCGTGGTGGTGCCCATCGCGGTGGTCTCCCAGCTGACGCCGTCCGCCTTGGTGTAGGTGAAGTCCTTGGTGGCGTCCTGCGAGCCGAGCAGGGACGCCTGCATCGCCGCGGTGTCTCCCTGGCTCGTCCACTTCCAGTCACCGGCCTTGTCCGGCGCATTGTAGGAGCCCTTCCAGTACAGGCTCTTCGTATCGCCGTTGTCGCTGACCCACTGGACGGTGATCGTGTCGGCCGTGATCTCGGCTTCCATCCAGGAATCCGTGCTGCCGGAGTTGGTCTGCTTCCATGTGCCGGTCAGATCCGCAGGCTGTTCTACCGGCTTCTTCTCTGCCGGCTTCTTCGTCGTCTGCGATTGGCTCGTGCTGCCGGCGTCGGCGGTTTTGGCGTCACTGGCGTTGCCGCATGCGCCAAGCCCGAGAATGAGCAGACCGGCGACGGCCGTTGCGATTGTCTTCCTGTACATGGTTTCCTTCTTTCCTTGGTTGATTTGCATTAAAAATTCAATCTCTTGGCGTTTCGGCTTCAAGTGCCTTGTTCGGATCGTCGTTGGCAGCCACGCCGAAATCCTCCGGACGGGAAGCGATACGGTCAACCAGCTCATCCGTGACCCGAAACTCGCGCTCGCGGGCCTTTGCGCGGTTAGCACGGTCGACAAATTTTTCAGCCTCTTCAATGAGTTCATGTGGATTGATTCCGAAGACTTCTGAAAGTTGAGCGATTTGCGTCACCTTTATGTCGCGCTCATTTTTCAGCATTCTGATTAGAGTGCGCTCCGGCACGCCAGATTTCTCCGAAAGATCTTTAATGGTTAATCCTGCTGCAGATCGTTCTGCGGCAATTGCCTTTGCAGTCGCTTCATTAATGTCCATATGGACAGTATAGCGACTGAAATTCTGCTATCAACTGCCCATTTGGGCGTGTTGTACTTGCATACTGCCCAAATGGGCACTACTATGCAAAACATGGACAGCATGAAGTACTCAGCAACAGTCGCAAGACGAGTTGGCAAAGCTCTTTCCCGCGCAAAATTCAGCATTTCCGAAGCATCGGAGAAATCAGGAATTCCACGAGTCACATTGACAAGGAGGCTCAAGTATCCAGCGTCATCGCCATTCACAGTTCGTGAATTGCATCAAATTTCAGAAGTCGTTGGATGTGACGTCAGCGACTTCTTTGTCAAAGAAAAAAAGAGTGAATTTGTTAAGCGCTCGCCGACGCATGAATCGAAGGGAGAATCAAATGGTTGTTGATTTGTCCAAGTATGACGGTGACTCATTCGAAGCCGCACTTGATGTCTTCTATGGTGTCATGGACGACCTGAAGACGCAGGCGGCTGACGGACGGCTGACCCTCACTGCTCTTGAGACGTATCGTTCGCAGATTGTTCGTGAGACGTATTCGAAGCTTGCTGGGATGAAGCAATCTGGGAGTGGACTCCAAGATAGTCCAAATGGATGACAAAGAGGTGTTCGCCGCATTGGCGGCGGCGTTGAAGCCGATGAACACAACGAAGGACATCGCGGACAACTGCGGCATCAAGGAAGGCACCCTGGCGTACTGGCGTAGTGCGGGCATCGGCCCGAAGTTCGTGAAGGTGGGACGAATCGTCATGTACCCGAAGGAGCAGATGATCGCCTATTTCGCGCAACACCTGTACCAGTGCACGGCCGAATACGAGGAAGAGGTGGGTGCGTGATGACCGACAACAACTGGCGTACCGATACCCCGTGGCCTGACCCATGGGAAGAAAAGGAGAACAAATGAACGACATCCGCAAAGCCTGCGTCGAAGCGATATTCAGGGGATTCGAGAACGAGGGCGACGCCATCCGTCCGGCCTATGCCGACGGGTGGAGCGACATCGAAGCAAGGCGTTCGCTCGGTCACATCGTCGGATACGTCGACCTCGACGTGGCCGACCTCGTGGACATCGTCATCGACACCATCAACAAGGAGCTGTGATGGAATCAATGCCTCTGGCTGTTGGTCAGGCACTGCTCGACTTCGTCGTTGCGTCTGGCGCCGAGCTCCGTAGTGTAAGCGACGTGGACCGTCACACGACAGGATCCACATCCGATGAACGCGAAGCCGGGTTGGGAGTTCAGACGGTCGATACCGGCCTGGTCTTCGAATATCTGCTTGGAGAAGAACTCGCTTTCGAGCGCGACCTCTCCGAACGGCGCAACCTCGTCGACGTGCCGTTGCGCAACGGTCTGGTCTTTGCAACGGACGAACACGGACACGTCTCGTGCCATGTCGGGGCAATCGTTGACAAGGAAGACGGTCGAGGTTTCTCCATCGTATTCGACCCGCCACTTGTGGACCGTCTGGTCGGCGGTGACGGACAACGCCCGCTGGCTGATCGAGTTCGCGTCTGCAGCTATCTCGTTCGCCTTTCCTGCAAGGCGGTTGGCCTGCTCGGCGGCACGCTTCGATTCGACAGCGATCCGGTTGGCTTCCTCAGCCGAGCCGTTCGCCTGCTCCGAGAGCTTGTTGCCATGGCGCGCCTGGAACAAGGCGACACATCCGGCGACACCGCCAACCAATCCCGTGACGGCGCCAACGACGCCGGTGACCACATTGATATCCATTCCACCGATTCTACGAACGGAGGCGAACGATGAAGGTTCTTGCCCGTGTCATCCTGCGACAATCGCTGTTCGCGCTCTGGCTTGCCGCCATATGGGTGCTGTATTGCACGCCGGCGTGCACGCATCCGATCGAACATCTCATCGCCGCGCCGTTCGCGGTGCTCATCCCGACGGCCGTCATCATGCGTCGCCTGTGCTCCGACCCCCGCTTCATGCGATGGCTGGACGAGCAACGGCAGTGAAGGACTTAGACGGTTCCGCACACATTGCGGCATGGACGTGGTTCGTCATGCGCGGCCATGCCGGAACCGCCCGCGCGTCAAGGAAAAGACGTTAAAACCAGCCGGACGGGTCATCTTCTCTCTTCTCCTCCCGTCCGGCCTTCGCCGGGGCCCGCGACAGGATGCGGGCGCCATGGATCGGCGTGTTGAGGTCACGTCGGCGGATGGATGCGCGGTTCGAATCCGCGTCCCGGCACGACATCAATCCAAAGGAGGCAAACGTTGCCAAGCAAAACACCAAGCAGACCGGAAGGCGAGAAGTGGTTCGAATGGCCGCTCACACCCGCCAGCGTCGGCATGACGTCCGCCGAACTGATCGGCGAACTGTATGAAACCATTTCCACGCTCAACCGCGACCGGGGCTGGAACCTCACCATGGTCGCGCCGGCGCGTTTCGGCGAGGTCGTCATCGACCGCGAGGCCGGATGCCTGCGCGCGAAATGCGCGTGGAAGGCCAAGGATCCCAGCCAGCTCGGCCCGGAACCGGCCGGATACGTGAGAGGGGAGTGACATGGCCATCGGGGAGACCGTCATCACCATCGTCGGCAACCTCACCGCGGATCCCGAACTGAGAACCACCGGCCAAGGCGCGCAGGTCGCCAGCTTCACCATCGCAAACACCGCACGCGTATACAACAAGCAGACCGGCCAGTACGAGGATGGGGCGGCGTTGTTCATGCGCTGTTCGGCATGGAACGACCTCGCCCAGCATTGCGCGCAGTCCTTGGCCAAAGGCATGCGCGTCATCGCCCAAGGCAGGCTCAAGCAGCACTCGTATCAGGCGCAGGACGGCACCAACAGAACCGTCGTGGAGCTGCAAGTGGACGAAATCGGACCAAGCCTGAGATACGCCACGGCGCAGGTCGCCCGCATCAGCCACCAGGGCGGCCCCGTCTACGGCAATCCCGCCGCGCAGACGCCGACCGTCAACACCGGCGCAGGCGGCTGGAGCCAAAGGCCGCAACAGCCGGCGCAGACACAGCAACCCGCCCAGCCTCCGGCCGATGATCCGTGGGGCGTGCCGTCGGACGACCAGTCATCATTCGGAGACTTCGGCAAAACCGATCCGGAACCGGAATTCTAAGGAGCAGCAGCAATGAAAGCCAGCGAACAACAGGCGCTCATCCCGCAGGAGGCCACGCCCGACACGCTCATCGACCTCATCGGCAAGACCCAGCAGGTCACCAAGTCCGCGGCCGTCGTGCTCAAGGCATGCCGCACCGTCATGGACACCAAAAACAAGCAGGAGCACATCGACAAGTGGGGCGGCATCCACGCCATCACCGAAGCCGTGTACGACTGCGCAGACCTCGCGCAGCGCATCCTCGACGCCGGACTGGCCATGGAGAACATGTGCGCGAAACCGGCCACGTCACGGCAGATGATCCTCATCGACGACCTGCGCCGCAGTCTCGACATGGACGACGGCGACGTGGAGGCGACCGTCGATCCTGACACCGGCGAGATCGCCTGAACCACCGGAAGGAGAAGAAGAGATGTGGTTCATCATCGACGACCAGATGGCCGACGACAGGCGCATCCGCCGCCTGCCGCTCGCCACCGTGGGATTGTGGGTCAAGCTGTGCGTCATCCATTCCAAAGGCGTCTCGATGCAGGCCAAGGACCCGGCCGCATACCCCGGCCACTTCGACAAGCTCGACCTCAAGGACGCCGGAGGCACCATGAAACAACTCCAGCAGCTCATCGACATGGGGCTCATGGAGGAGCACGGCGGCGGCTGGAGGCCCGTCTACGCCGAAGGCATATGCAAGGAACCCAAGACGCTCACCGAGGAACAGCGCGAGGCCCGGCGCAAAGCCGGAAGCAAGGGCGGACGGCGTAAGGCCGCCAACCAAAAGGCCAAGCAACCGTCTAGCAACTTGCTAGCAAACAGCCAAGCGAACGGAGAGCAAAACAGTAGCGAGACAGGTAGCGAAACGTCTAGCAACTTGCTAGAGGACAGCCAAGCAAAAACATGGCATAAAACCGATACCGATACCGATATACCCTCTCCGACCCCTCCCGCCAGCATCTCGAAGCAAACCGATACGCCGGACGCCGGCTTCGACCGTTTCGCCGAAGCCTACCCCGGATCCGTCGGCGCGAAAGGCCGCAAGACCGAAACCGAAGCACGAAGCCTGTACGCGGCCATCGCCGGAAACCCCGTCGAACTGACCCGACTCCAGACCGCGCTCCGCCGCTACAAGCGCGCCGTCAACGACGGCCAAATCCGCAGCGGCCACATCCCACGGCTCAACACATGGCTCCGCGACCAGTGGGAGACATGGGCGCCAGAACCCATCACACCCACACGCCAGCACAAGCACACCTGGAACTGCGAACACGTCCACCAGCTCATGGATCCACACGAGGACGAATACGACCACACCGGAAGCCTCCGGGAAGGCAAACCGTCCAAGTGGTATCTCGCATGCCAGGCATGCGCCGACGAACTCAACAACCAAGAAACAAGCAAGGAGAACAAGCAATGAGCAACTACCAAAGCGATCAGATCAAGCTCATCAACACCAGCCTCATCGATCCGCACCCGGACAATCCACGAAAGCAGATCGGCGACGTGACCGACCTCGCGGCGAGCATCAAAGCCAACGGCCTGCTCTCGCCGCTCTCCGTCGTACCCAACGGCGAGCGCTATCGTGTCATCGCCGGCCATCGTCGTCTCGCCGCATGCAAGCAGGCCGGCACCGGAGCCGTGCCGTGTTTCGTGCTTGACTTAGACCCGTTGCAGCAGTTGGAGGCCATGGTCACCGAGAACTGCCAGCGCGAACAGCTCACCGTGTTGGAGGAGGCCGACGCTATCCAGGGCATGCTCGACCTCGGAGCCACCACCGCCGCCGTCGCGCACAGGCTCGGCCGAAGTGCCGACTATGTGCGTGACAGAGCGAAAGCGGCGAGCATCAAGGCGGATGTCAGGAAGACACGCGACGACTTCGACCAGCTCACCATCGGCCAACTCATGGCCATCGCACGATACGACGGCCAGCCGGACCGTCAGGAACGCCTCGCGCACGCCGCGGGGACCTCGAACTTCGACTACATCCTCCACAACATCGAAGTGGAAGATCGCCGGAGCCAGTGGTTCGCCGATGTCTCCGCGCTCCTCGCCACCGGCACCACCGGTCTCAACGTCATCGAGGATCCCGGAGAGACCTTCTCGGATTCCGAATGGAATTACTCCGGCGCCATCTTCCCCGCCGCGGGCACTCCGGAAGAAACCATCGAAGAGCTCCGCAAGCGGAATCCAGACGCGGTCTCCGTCCATGAAGCGACGCAGACGATATACCTCTGGGATCGTCGTGATGCGGCCGCCGAAGCCGAAAAGGAAGCCCAGCGAGCCGCCGAACAGGCCGAACGCGACGCCCGACAGCACGTGCTCGAGGAATACGCCGCCACGACGGCTGACAAGCGCATGGCATGGCTCCACGGCCATCTCCATGCCATCAAGCGCGCCAAGCTCATCGAGACCACGGCAAGGCTCGGACTCCTGCAGACAATTGACCCGGACCCGACCGGCTTCACCAAAGACCTATACACCTGGAAGGACGCCGCATGCGCCCGGGAACAGTTCGCCGCCATCGCCGGCATCAAACCGGAACAGGCGCTCGCGGAACTCCACACGCACCTCGACTCACCGGACTGGCCGACATACGCGGTCATGATCCTCACCGCCAGATTCGAATGGTTCATCAGCCCAAATGACTGGGACTGGAGTGGCGACGACAACGTCAGCCGCCGCATCCCCGGCTATTACCTGATCCTCCAAGACCTCGGCTATGAGCCATCCGACGACGAGACCGAACACCTCGACCGGCTTGTTGCCGCCATCACGGAAGAAGACGAGGAGGAAGACGAATGACCAAGGAACAGATCAACAGACTCGCCCAACTCATCACCGACACCGCGGAAACCGCGGCGAACATCGAACTCCAGGCGCTCGCCGGCGGCAAGGCCGATAACGGCATCGCCGCGATGGCCTCCGGACTAAGAACGAACTGCACTTCATGTCTGGTGCTGGTCAACGGCCTGATGCAGGAAGGAGCGCGTTGTGAGTGAGTTCGAGGACTCGAAGCGCATCGCTTTGGAACGCCAGGGCTGGCATTGCCTGCGCTGCGGGGCGAACATCCACGATCCGGCTCGCTGGCCTGGACGTTCCGGCCATCATCGGCAACTGCGTCGCGCGGCGGATCCGGATGTGCGGCATAGTCCCGTCAACATCATCGAGCTGTGCGGCTCGGGGACGACCGGCTGCCATGGGTGGGTCCACCAGCATGTGGCTGAGGCCGAACGGCTTGGACTGATCGTCCCGCTCGGCATAGATCCTCTCTCCACCCCAGTGCGCGACTGGCAGGGGAGATGGCTCTGGCTCAACCAGGACGGCACGGCCACGCCATTGACCATGCGCGAAACATTGACAATTCAAACGGAAGGAATGACAAATGCACGAGAATAACGGCAAACCGGAGGCGCTGCTGTGGATCGACTTTGAGACCACAGGCGTGGACAGGCGCAAAAGCCTGCCATTGGAGATCGGTATGGAATGTACCGACATGCTGGGCGAACAAAAGTTCGGATCATTGTCCCGCATCATCCGCCCGGACAGACTCGACATCCTGTCCATGAGCCCCGTCGCCTTCTCCATGCACACCGACAACGGCCTGCTGTTCGAACTCATGGGAGGCTCCGTGCGCAATGACAGCATGGTCGTCGTGGCCAACGCCGTGGAGGAATTCCTTGACTCGCTCTCCCAGCGCTTCTCCCTCGTCCCCGCGGGGACCAACGTGGACTTCGACCTTGACTTCCTCCGCCGACTCAACCTCAACCCTGACGCGTGGCTCACCTACCGCAAATACGACATGGCCGCCATCCGCCGACTCGTCACCGTGCTCGGCGCCCCGGATCCATACCAGGGCGACAGCGGCCCGCACCGGGTGAAATCCTGCATCGCACGCGACATCAAAGACTACAAGGCCATGCTCGAGACACTCGCCGTCAAGACGGGAGACCACAAGTGAGAAAGACCATCAGCCACCTCGCCGACCGGCTCGGAGACGCCATGGCCACGCTGTTCACCCTCCTCGCGCTGCTGCTCATCCCGCACGCCGTCATCAGGGCGATCATCGGACAGGCGCTCCACCAGTGGACACCAATCACGTGGCTCGCCATCCACACCGCACTGACCATCGCGGCGCTCGCCACCAGCCTCGCCAGCTACGCGATCGCCGCACTGCTCGCACCGCCAAGACCGGAGACCTACCAATGACCGAAGACCAGCAAGACCAGCTCGTCATCAGCCTCGACACGCAATACGCCGTCGCGCACGCCATCTACAACCGATTCCACGCCAACGGCCACCGCAAACACCTCACGTGGGAAAACCTCGACGACGACGGCCGCGAACCATGGCGCCTGATAGCCAAGGACGCGATCACCGAGATGCTGGCCAGCCCGGAGATCGGAGGAACGGCATGAGCCACACCGCGATAATTCGCCTTCCTGATCGGCTGGATGGGTGGCCGGGAATGAGCATCATCGTCCCATTGCACAAGTGGCGGTCGGCCGACCCGGTCATCCTGATCGGCCGCCGCTGCATCGCCCGCACCGACCAGGACGTCATCATCGACGGACGGCTCGAACTCATCCGGCATCCGGACGGCACCGCCAGCCTCCGCTTCCAGGGCATCGGAAACGACATCATCGACCACGATCCGAACACATGTTCCAACAGCATGAGCGACGGCATCAGAAGCCTCGCCATCTACGGAAAGGAATGAAACCAATGAGAAACACCATATGCGCCGCCCTCACCGCCACCACACTCGCCCTCTGCACCGCGCTCGCGGGCTGCGGGAGCGCGGCCAAACCATCGACCACGGCGCACGCCGCCGACACGGGCGTCATATATTCCGCCTCGCAAAGCGGCATCAGGGTCTGCACCGTCACATTATCCGACACACGGCAGGTCGACTGCGTCATCACGGCCGGCACCTACGGCAAAAGCGGAGTCACATGCGACTGGAGCCATGTGAGCGGAGCGGACAAGGAGCCGGACCGATGAGCTACCGGGAAATCCATGAGCTGTTCGTCGTCTGCGACGAGTGCCATACAAGCCTTTCCGTCGATGACGCGACCTACGAGGACGCCGACAACGAGGCCGTCGACCACGGCTGGCAATGTGACGAGTTCCAAGGCAGGCACTACTGTCCGCTCCACTGGCACGTCGAATGCCATGACTGCGACATCACCGACAGTGGAGCGCCGGACGAACTGGAAGCCGCGGGATGGCACATCGACCGAGATTATCCATGCGACAGCCTCTGTCCGAACCACCGTCATCTCTCATGCCGCGAATGCCGCAAGTGGGATGTCGGACCTCTGCATCGGCTCGAATACGAGGGATGGCAAGTCAATTCCATCGACCCCAACGCCAGCCTTTGCCCGGAATGTGCCAAAACCAAGAAGGAAACAAAATGAGAAACAGCGACGCAGACATCGCCATCGACGTGCTCAACAAACTCATCGCCCAGGAACTCGAAGCCGCGAGCGCCGACGGATCCGATTATGAGGAACGGATGCGCGTCGAATACCGTGAATTGACCGCTCGTGCCGGCAGGCTCAGGGACATGCTGCAGCGGTATGCGGATGGCACGCTCGACTCCGAACCCGTCTGTCCGATCAGCCTGTTGAGCAGGCAGCTCGACGTCATGGACGCATACGCCAATCTGCTCCGCCATAGAGCCAAGATCGAACACGTCCACCTTGAAAAACAGGACTCCGCCACCGAATAAACAAAGAACCCGACCTTCCGGCCGGGCTCTGGCATTACCACAAACCAGACTACCACGCCGGAGGGAATCGAACAAATGTACGAACCAACCAACGAATCCAAACCAACCACCACCAACACCACAACAAACACCAGCCAAACAACACCAGCGCTCGCCGGTGTGTGCCTCGTCTGCGGCGGAGAATGCGCTGTCGGCGACACCATGTGCGCGAGATGCGATGGGCTGATGCGCGGCTGGCTGCGGGAATATCCATCATGGTTGGATTCGCTGCATGAGTTCCTGGACTCTACCGCGCACTACGGAGGCCGCCAGCCTGGACGCGTCAACCTTCCAGCCGCGCCGACGCCAATCCGATTGCCGGTGCTCGACCACATGCAGGACATCGAGGATGCCGCAATCGCACTCTGGCGCCGGTTGTACGCTCCGCCCGCCATGCCTTGGGCGACCTATGGCGTGCATCCGCCGCTGGTGGACATGCTGCGTGTCTGCGCCGGCAGTCCTCGACTGCGCCGCATGCCTGACATCGCCGACTTCTACCATGAGTGGGAGTCGATGGTCCGAAAGACGCTGGACATCATCGACGTGCCGCCTTCCAAGCACGGCATCGGAAGATGCCCGAACCCATTGTGCGGTGTCGAACTGTCGGCGCCCATCGACGCGGTCGAGGTCACCTGCCCCGTATGCGGCGGCACTTACCGCGTGGTGGACGTGCGGCTCGGCTTCCTGAAAGAGTGCATCGCATCCGGCAAAGCGTTCACGGCAGGGGAATGCGCCGAACTCCTGTGCGAATGCGGGTTCCAATGCGGCGTGAACACGATCTACTCGTGGCGCAGTCGTGGCAGGATCCAACCAGCCGGCAAGAACGGGAAGGGACAGCCGCTCTACCGTCTCGCCGACGTGCACAGGCAGCTTTCCCGACACGACTCGATTTGACGTTTCTCGAAGTGCAAGGCATAATTGCCAGTGGATTAGAGGGTTCAAACCGAAGACATGCGGTTTGAACCTTTTTCATATCCACCTTGGATTCTCCTAACTCCTTGGGTTGCGTAACACCGTCCTGTCCGAACGGCATATCGGACACGCTCCGCCCACTCCCGTCAGAGTGGACATACCCCAATGTGGCAGGCAAGCCAATCCCGTGCTTCCGTGATGCGGTGATGCTCAAATCCGCCTGCCGGTATGCCTTCGTAGGAATCAGTGGTAGATCGTACCGGCCGCGAGTCTTTATTGGATTCTCTTCCTTGTGGCCGCGTGTGGACGCGGGTTCGAATCCCGCCAAAGGCACCCATGAAACAAACCCGGGGTAGGGGTATTCGCAGATGATGGGGAGCCCCTACAAGACACGGGAGTGTCCATATACGGGAGCCCCTATACCGGCATTCCAGCAAGCCAACGGCGAAGATAGTCGTCGGCAAATCCACGGCACCCCGGGGCTCATACATGCGGGGAGACCACATGAGCAAGCGGCGCAACGAGCGTGTCAGCAACGGCTGGCGGCGCAGACAGCTCAGGGCAAGAGTCCTGGCCGCATACGACGTGTGTGCCATCTGTGGCAAGCCAGTCGACAAGACATTGAAGACACCGCATCCGATGAGCGCCGAAGTCGACGAGCTCATACCAGTCTCACGCGGCGGTGATCCATACAGCTTCACTAACTGCAGGCTCACGCACCGCAGATGCAACAGGTTCAAGAGCGACAAGACAGACGAACACGCACGAGCGCTGCTGGCTGGCAGACAGGAAGTGAAAGCAAGCTCGATGCCGTTCAAAACGTTCGGCATCTGACTCCGATACCAGGGCGGGGACCCCGGGTACACCCCCTCCCGGTCGCCTCGGGTGCAGTGCCGATTTCTCCCCGCGGATTCAAACGTCGGAAACAGGGGAAACAACGAAAGGTCGGAAAGCGAGGATTACGCCGATGAAGTGCGAACTCTGCGGCAAGGAATTCCATCCTTCCGGCCATGGGCGGCCTCAGAAGTACTGTTCCAAGTCCTGCCGCCAGAAAGCGGATTATCGTCGGAAAAAGAACAATCCAGCTCGGACAAGGAAAAGCAAGCCTGCTAAAGCGAAGAGAAAACCGGAACAGGAACTCGACAGACGAAACTTCGAACGCATGATGGACGGTTCCCATGAGGACACGCTCCGTGAAATCGTCGGAAGACTGCGTGAGGCTCTGCATGATCCCTCAACACCGGCCAACGCGTTGCCGTCGATTAGCAGCAAGCTTGCAGAATTCGACGAACGGATGCGCATGGCCGAGGAATCCGGCAGTCTGTTCGACATGAACGATGACGTGACGGAGGTGGCGGAGGATGTCGGAGCGTCGATTGTCTGAAATCGCCCAACGGCTCGTGCAGCCGGAAGGCGTCACGTCGAGTGACTTCAAACTGATCAACAGCGCGGCGGTCAAGGCCGGAATCCATTACGACCTCTGGCAGAAAGGCTTTCTCTACCTGCTGTTCGCCAAACGCTCCGACGGCAAGTACGCATGCGGGTCCGGCGGCGCGGTCCTGTCCAGCTGCAGACAGATCGGCAAGACATTCACCGTCGGAACCGCGATGTTCATCCTGTGCGCCGGGCGCGCCGGAACATTGGTCATTTGGACCGCGCACCACACGCGCACCTCCGACGAGACATTCGCCGATATGTGCGACCTGACCCGCAATCCGAAACTTTCCAGATACGTGCGGAACGTGCGCCGAGCGAACGGACAGCAGGAGATCCGTTTCACCAACGGCAGCCGCATCATGTTCGGAGCCCGCGAGAACGGCTTCGGCCGAGGCCTGCACTCCGCAGACATCGAGGTGTTCGACGAGGCTCAGATCCTCACCATCAAGGCGTTGGATAACCTGATTCCGATCGTGAACACGAGCCCGAATCCGCTGATCGTGTTCATGGGTAACCCTCCGAAGCCGGGAGACCAGTGCGAAGCCTTCGAGGAGAAACGTTCGACCGCGTTGTCCGGCAATTCGGACGGCATGCTCTACGTGGAGCTCGGCGCGGACCGCGATTGCGACCTGGACGACCGGACCGCGTGGGCGAAAGCGAACCCGTCATATCCGAAACGCACCAGCGAACAGGCGATACTGCGCATGCGCAATCTCCTTGCCGAGGATTCGTTCCGTCGCGAGGCGCTTGGCATATGGGATGAGACCGCCACCGCGTACGCCATCAGCCCGGACCTGTGGCAGGCCGCGGCCATCGACGACGTGCCTGATGGGGGAACCGTGAGCTTCGGCATCGACATGCCTCCGGACAGGAGCGTGCTGACCATCGGAGCCGCGCTACGGTACGCGGACGGTTCGGCCGTCATCCAGATGGCGAACATCAAGGACGCACGGCAGGCGGGAACCATGTGGGCCGTGGACTGGCTCGCCGAACATTGGCCGAAGACCGCCAGCGTGGTCATCGACGCGCAGTCGCCCGCTATGAGCCTGCTGCCCGAACTGAAGAAGGCGCACGTGAGAGTCACGGTGACGAACATGCAGGAGATGGGCCGCGCGTGCGGACGCTTCCTCGACATGCTCAAGGCCGGAACGCTCAAGCATCCACGGGACGAATACCAGCCGCAGCTGGCCGCAGCCGTCAAGGGCGCCACCACGCGGCCTCTTGGACAGTCCGGCGCGATCGCCTGGAACAAACTCGGCAGCGATGTCGACATCACGCCGCTCGTGTCCACCACTCTCGCCCTGTATGGGGCGTTCACGACGAAACGACATCCGGGAAGACGACAGGAGGTGATGTTCTGATGGTGTTCTACATGGCCGACGGCACAACGGTAAGTGTCGCTCCGAAATTCACCGGCAGCAGCTACCTCGACACCGCAAGCGGAAACGTCGGCACCATCCTCGGCGTCGACGACGAGGACATGCCCATCATCCACGAACTGTTGCGCGTGTGGCGTGAGAAATACCCACGCAACCTGATCCGCGGAGCCTACTACGACTGCAAGGAACGATTCAAAGACTTCGGAATCTCCATCCCCGACCAGATCAAAAACAAGGTCGAGGCGATGATCGGATGGCCCGAACTGGCCGTCCGATCATTGAGCGACCTGAGCGACCTGGAAGGGTTCAGCGTATCCGGCGACGACACGATGGGCGTCAACGACCTGTTCGAGGACAACCAATTGGACGTGGCCACGTCAGAACTGATCGTATCCGCTTACAAGCACTCATGCAGCTTCCTGACCATCGCCGCAGACCCGGAGAATCCGGACCGGATCAGCATGATCCCACGCTCCGCCGACTGGTCCGCTGGAATCTGGGACCGACGCAACCACCGTCTGGCCGCGGCATTGACCATCACCGAGGACGACAAGGACGGACGAATCTGCGCGTTCAACGTGTGGCTCCCCGGCAAGGTCTACGAATGCTCCGGCCACCTGACCCCATGGCGGGCGGAGAAAAACGAAACGAACTTCGACCAGCCGACTGCCGTCGCGCTCGCCTACGACAGGCAGATGGACCGGCCATTCGGCCACAGCCGCATCAGCCGTTCGCTCATGAGCCTCGTCGACGCCGGATTCCGCACCGTGGTCCGCATGGAGGCGTCGGCCGAATTCTATTCCGTTCCGAAACTCTGGTTCATCGGAGCGAACAGGGACGCGTTCAGCAGCAACACATGGACGAGTCTCATCCAGGCGATCAACGCGATCACCGCGGACGAGAACGGAGAGCTTCCCCAACTGCATCAGGTGCAGCAGGCGTCCATGACGCCCCATTCGGACATGCTCAAGACCTTGGCCATGCTCGTCGCCTCGCAGACCCGAGTGCCGGTCGACTATCTGGGCATCACGTTGGACAATCCGACCAGCGCCGAGGCCATGGCATCCGCCGAACGACGGTTGACGCGCATCGCCGACAAGCAGAACGTGGCCTTCGGACGGGAACTCAAACGGGCCATGGGCATCGCCGTGGCATTGCGCGAAGGCGCGAACACGATACCCGACTCCATGCGCGACGTGCATCCGGTATGGGCGCCCACAAGGGAAATCTCCGACGCGGCGCGCGCCGACGCGTTCACGAAGATCGCCGACAAGATCACCGGCTACGCCGACTCCGATGTCGGACTCGAACGTCTCGGCCTGACCCGCGAGGAAATCACCCGCCTACGCGCCGACCAGCAACGGCAGAAATCGGAACAACGCATCGACCAGCTCATGGACAGAAGCGCGGCGTCCTCGGAGGTGACGGATGGATCTGAACAATCTGGATCTGCCGGAACCGGCGAAAGCGCAGCTTCGTCAGAAACTGGAGAAACTGCATAGGGATTACGAGACTGATCTTGAGAATCTGACAGACGACGCCACCGACGCGATGGAATCCGCGAAACCGTTGGAACGACAAGACATAGTGCTCAGGTACACCCGCGATGCGTCCGAACGATCACGCAGGTACTACACTGACACCAGGAACCTGTGGCAGAAATACGCCGGCATCAAAATGCCGCCCTACGTCTCATCTACTTGCGACGAATATGAAGTGCTATACCGTCAGGTAGGCGGTTTCACTGGAACCGATTGGAATGGGCATAACTACACTAATTTGAAGCATGGCAACGCCAACGGGCTGACTGTTGAAGACCTTTGGCCCGACCTGAAGACGGTGGACGACTGGCAGCAGTTCATTGCCGACATGATGAGCAGGTCTGTACGATTGACCACGCAGAACAACCGCGACGCCGACGAGACGCATCCTGGATGGGCACGCGTCCCACGAGGCTCCAATCCTTGTGCATTTTGCGTGATGCTCGCCAGCCGAGGATTCGCATACACCAGTGAGGAAAGCGCGGACTTCGGCGGCTCTTTCCATAACGGCAAATGCCGTTGCATTCCCGTGTGCAGCTGGGGCAAGGACAAGATCTTCGGCTATGACCAAGCGAAGTATAAAGCCATGTACGATCAGGCCGTGCAAGCCATCAACGGCAACGCATTGGGAAAGAATTGGAAGTCCTCCGCCGAGGAAGCCGGAATCAAGTTGGATTCGGCCGACGCGAATGCCGTCACATTCGTTATGCGTCATAAGTTCCCTAAGCAATTGAGCGACGGGATCATGCCGAAGAAACGTGCGTCTTTCAAAGTCGAACATGATTTCACCGGCATGCGCGACGAGAAATCATTAAGCAAGAAAGGATGGGATGGAAGGCAGAAGGCGCTTGGCGTCCCAGTAGACGCAGACGTCCTTGAGATGCATGAAATCGTGTTCCTGGAACATTTCAAGTCACTCGGACAGCATTACGAATGGATTCCACGCGATACTTTGGGGCACAAATCGACGAATGACTTGAAATGGATTGAGCAAGACCTTGAGTGCGAGGTTAAGTCATCTCGGCAAAAACGCCCAGACTACGGATCCATTTCGAAGAACATCTCAAAAGCGGTATCCAAAGCCGAGCAGCATGGTGTCGTGAAGGATGCATTCATTGTGGATCTCACTGGATACTCGGCTCCGGAGAAACTGGTGACGCAACTTTCCCGCTATAACGCGCTGCATAAGAAAAACAAGATCAGACGTTTGTTCCTATTGGACAACAACGGGATGAGAGAAATCGAGCTGCAATAAAAACCCGGAGGCACTCCCGCACGAATAGGCTATTATTTCAAGTCTGCACGGGACCTCCGGTACTTCTATTTTACCAAAAACCATTGATTTCGGTGGATTGCCAGAGCAGACGAATGGACCCGACTGTAACTCGGGCGCTTCACAGCCGCGCAGGTGCGAATCCTGCATCCACCACTCGGCCAGCCATTCAGGTTGGCGGCGACCATGCGCCGTATCGCGTGGGAGGACCATACAGCGCACCGTGGCGCGGTCGAACTCGAATCCACGGGAAACAGCAAAGGAGAGCAGCATGTCCATCAGATTCCAATTCCCGGCACACATCCGTCTCATCGACGGCGGTGGCGACGAGGGCGGTTCCAATGACGGTGGCGACGGCGGTGAGCCGAGGTCGTTCACCCAGGAACAGGTCGACCAGATCGTCGAGAAGCGACTGGCCAAGGAGCGCGGCAAGTACAAGGACTACGACGAGCTCAAGTCCAAGGCCATGAAACTCGACGAGATGGAGAACGCCGGAAAGAGCGAAATCGACAAACTCAAGGAATCGAACGCGGCGCTGCGCAAGCAGATCGACGACGCCGCGGCCGAGAAGCAGCACGCGGAATGGGTGTCCGAAGTCGCCAAAGACAAGGACGTTCCGGCCGAACTGCTGCGCGGCGGAACCAAGGAGGAACTCGAGGCGCATGCGGACCTCCTGCACGCGGCGCTGCATCCGGCATCCAAGCCGCCTCAGGTGAGGAACCAGACGGGCTCTCCATCGCACCAGAACAACAACAAGGACGCCGAAGAGCTCTCGTACATCCACCAGCTCCTAGGCGAATAACCCAACCATCCGAAAGGACAAGTCATCATGGCGATGAAAACAGACCAGATCAAGCTCCCCGTGAGCGTGGCCACCGAAATCGTGAACAAGGCCAAGGACACCAGCACCATCGCGTCCCTGAGCCCCAGCACGCCACAGATCTTCTCCGACGCCGACTACCTCGTGTTCAACGGCAAGAGCGAAGCCGAGGTCGTGGCCGAAGGCGCGGTCAAGAGCAGCTACGAGCAGACCGTGGACTCCGTCGTGGCGAAGCGCTTCAAGGTGCAGACCACCACCCGCGTCACCAGCGAACTCCAGTGGGCCGACGAGGACAACCAGCTGCAGATCATCCGCAGCATCCAGGCCGATCAGGCAGCCGCACTGGGCCGCGCCCTCGACTACGTGATCTACCATGCGATCAACCCCAAGACCGGTGAGGCGCTCTCCGGATTCGACCCGTTGAGCACGTCCGCCGTGCAGGTGATCGCCACCGAGGATGAGATCGGCAACGTGGACGCTTTGGCCGACGCGCTGAACGACTCCTACGACATCAACGGTGTCGCCCTGTCCAAGACCTGGGCGTCCCGCCTGCGCAAGCTGCGCGTCCCCTCCACCGGCATGCGCTTCTACCCGGAGATCCCGCTGAACCTGCAGGCCGGCAGCCTGGACGGCATCACCGCCGCGACCTCCGGAACCGTCAACGGCCGACTGGCCAAGACCCCGACGAAGGTGCTCGCGTTCATGGGAGATTTCAGCCTCATCAAATGGGGCATGGTCCGCGATCTGACCAGCGAGATCATCGCCTACGGCGATCCGGACCAGACCGGCGTGGACCTGAAGGCCCGTAACCAGATCGCATACCGCACCGAGGCGATGTACGCGTTCGCGATCATCGATCCGAAGGCGTTCGCCGTACTCAAGGCCACGGAATGAGGTGAACGATGAGTTTCCCCATCCAGACCCTTGTGGTCAATCCGTCAGGTAAGAAGAAGCATACGATCGGACCGTTGGACGCGCAGGTGAGCCTTGTCAACAAGGATGGCACGGACTTCTCCGCCGGATCCAGCGCCTACGAGCTGCCGGCGGCCGGCGAGGACACCCTCGGCGGCATTAAGCAGTACGCGCCCGAACAAGCGATCGGCAACGTCGACAGCAACATCGCCGAGGCCGCGGCGGACACTCCGACCAAGGACGAATTCGACAAACTCGTCACCGCGTTCAACACGTTGGCGAAACAGTTCGACGACATCATCGCCGGCCTCGTATCCGCCGGGGCGGTCAAACTGCCGGACAAGAAGTGACCATGACGGACGAACCCGACATGTTCGCCACCTCCGACGACCTCGAACGGAGATGGCACAAGCTCACCGACGAGGAACGCGAGAAAGCCGACACGCATCTCGCGGACGTGACCGACTACATCAAGGAACGCTCGCCCATCTGGCAGCGGCTCCTCGAAGAACGGCCACGCCTGCTGACGAAGATCACCTGCGACATCGTCCGCAGAATCATGCAGGCCGACCCGTACGACATTCCCGGCGGCATCACGCAGATGAACCAGACCACCGGCAGCTTCAGCGAACAATACAGTTTCGGAGCGCCCACCGGCGACCTCTGGCTGCGCGACGACGAGAAACGCATCCTCGGCATCAACGCGCAACGCGCGTTCAGCGTCGACATGGCAACGGGGGAGACATCCTAGTGGAAACCATCGAAATCTGGCGCGGCCAGCCCACCACCGACACGGACGGCAACCCCATCCAAGGCAAACCCGCCCGCGTCGGCACATTCCAGGCGATGGTCGAACCAAACTCCACCACCGACCAGACCGAGGAAAACGCCAGCCCGCAGACCACCGAATACACGATCCACATCCGCGGTAGCCAACCATCCGGCATCCAAGCCACCGACCTGATCAAAGTCAGAGGCATCCTCCTGCCCGTCAAAGGAAAACCGCAAGTGTGGAACAACCTCCACGGACGCCACATCGGCGACGTCATCACCGTAGGCGAACGGAAAGGATAAGCATGGCCAAACGATGCAGATTCGTATTCAACCGCAAGGCATTCAGCCAACAGGTGCTGAAGAACGAGACGCTGCGCTCGCGCATGCGTGACTCGGCCAACGAGGCCGTCACCGACAGCCGGTGCATGGTCCGCGACCATGACGGCAAGAACCGCAGCGGCGTGGCGATCATCTGCCCGGCACCGGTGGAGAAGGCGCACGGCACGTTGGAGGACACGCTCGGAAGGATGCGCGTATGAGCATCCCGGTCACTCCCCGCCGCACGGAGCCGCTGCTCCTGCCCAAACTGAGGACACTGTTCCCGGACGTGACGTTCGACACCATCGAACGAGCCGACCTCGAACCTCCCTTCACCGAAGCCACGCTGGCCGACTCCATGCAGGGCATGAGCACTCCAATCTCGCAGTACGTGCGGCTGCGGTTGAGCGTGCGATGCATGAGAGAGGACCATACGGGCGACTGGGACAAGGCCGCACGCCTGTGGGCCGACATCGCGAGGGAGATCATCGGGCTCGGAAACGTCGCGCCGCTCATCGACGCGTCACTCGAATCCGGGCCGGTACGCATGACTGACGAGGACAAGAGGCTGGTGTGCGCGTACGGCGTGCTCCTGCTCGAGGTCACCGTCAACTGAAACACAACCAAAGACAACGTGCCGCCACACGCGAAGAACGGAAAGGTGCAGACGAATGTCTGACAACAATGAAAAAACCACCGTCGCCGCGCAGGGCGCGACCGACTACGGGTACGTGTCCAGCGGCAACACCGCAGGCAACGTGCGCCTGATCAAGAACTACGCGCTGTTCCTGTTCCCCAAGGGCGACAGCACTTTCGTCGCGCCGACCGGCGTGAACTGGACGCCGCCGTCCAACAAGAAGCCGATCGGATACAGCACCGAGGACGGCGCCGTCCTGCATCCGGAGCCGGGCGACAGCACCGACTACAAGGCGCACAACGGCGACATCGTCCTGTCCGACACGGACCCGGGCTACTGGACGCTCCAGCTCGCCGCGATGGAAGGCCGCAAGGACGTGGTATCCGCCTACTTCGACGTGGACGTGGAATCCGACGGCGGCATCAGCATCAAGGGCGCCGGATTGAAGAAGGAGTGGATCCTCGTCCTGGTCGCGCTCGACCAGCAGGACCGTCCGTTCCTCCTGTACGGCACCAACGCGAAGGTGTCCGACCGCGACGACGTGAGCCTGAAATCCAGCGAGATCATGAACTTCAGCATGACGTTCAAGATGCTCAAGGGCACTAACGGCGAACAGTTCCACGCATGGGGCCTCGTCACTGAAGACGCCAAGTAGCCCATTGATTCTTCCCGTGCGGCCGATGGCGGTCGGCCGCACGGGACCATTACCCATAACCGCCGATAACCATGAAACGGAGACGAAATGAGCGACAACACCTACCATGTCGTGGACGTGGACCTTACCGACGCGGAGGAGCTCAAGCCCGACGTGCACCTCGAGGTCGCCGGAGCGAAACTCGACCTGCCGAACCTCAACAACGCGGAACTGCCCATCGAACTCGTGCAGGCCATCCTCCTGGTCAAGAGCAGGCCGACGCTCTCCGACGAGGAGACCAGCGCGTGCATGGCCGCGTTCCTCGCATACTTCGAGAACGCGCAGCCGAACTTCTGGACCGCGCTACGTAAGACCAAACGCCCGATGGCCTACCTCATCGCCACGGTGAAGGCGTGGGCCGACGAATCCGGACTGGACCCAAAAGCGTTTACCTCGCCCACCTCTGGAACAACCACCGCGCGGCGCTAGCCTACGACTGGATCCGAGCGTACGGGCAGATCTACAGGCCCGTACGCTTCCGGGAATGGGTTGAAGGCCAACGTCCACGAGTCGATTGGGGACTCGCCTGGGCGTTGACCCGCGAAATCCTCAAAGACCATACGAGCCACTCGTGGATGGCGTTGCAGAACGCCGTCTACGCGCCCGACGGAGCCGAACAGGCGGTCTGGACGCTGTCCGGACAACGCAAACGCCCATGGTTCGACCACGAGCACGACCCGCTCCGCCCGCCAACCCCGACGCACAACCTCACCCGCCGTCAACGCGAGGACAGGGAACGGCTCAAAGCCTACTTCCACATCAACGACGACCTCTGACTCCGACCGCCATCGGAATCCCAACCTACGAATAAGGAAACACGATGGCAGCACAGGACATAGGCGTCGCATACGTCCACGTCGAACCATCCGGCAAAGGATTCGGCAAAAGCATCGAAGGCGACATCGGCGACGCCGTCAACAAAGCCTCCAAGAAAAGCTCCAGCACCCTCATCTCGAAGATCGGCGGAGCATTCGGCAAAATCGGCAAGGTCGGCACCGGCGCGATCGCCACCATCGCAGGCGGCATCACCGCATTGGCCGCCAAGGGCGGCTTCACCCGAGCGCTCAACATCGAGAACGCGCAGGCCAAGCTCAAAGGCCTCGGCCACGACAGCGCGAGCGTCACCGAAATCATGAACGACGCGCTCGCATCCGTCAAAGGCACCGCGTTCGGATTGGGTGACGCCGCGACCGTCGCGGCCAGCCTGTCCGCCTCCGGCATCAAGGAAGGCGACCAGCTCACCAAGGTCCTCAAGACCGTGGCCGACACCGCGCAGATCAGCGGCAGAAGCCTCACCGACATCGGCATGATCTTCGGTTCCGTCGCCGCCCGAGGCAAACTCCAGGGCGACGACATGCTCCAGCTCATGTCGAGCGGCATCCCGGTCCTCCAAATGCTCGGCAAGCACCTGAACAAGACCAGCGCCGAAGTGTCCGACATGGTCTCGGACGGCAAAATCGACTTCCAAACCTTCGCCGACGCCATGCAGGAAGGCCTAGGCGGCGCCGCACTATCCGCAGGCACCACATTCACCGGCGCCCTGGCCAACGTGAAAGCCGCGTTGAGCCGACTCGGAGAAACAGCCGCCACACCAGTCCTCGACGGCTTACGCGGCCTGTTCAACCAAGCCATCCCACTCATCGACACATTCACCGCAGCCGTCACACCAACCCTGCAAAAAGTCGGAGCGGCACTCCAACAAGGTCTCGAGAACGCGATACCCGCCACACAGGCGAAACTCAAAAACCTTGGCGACACGATCTCCAACATCCCCGGCTTCCAGATGCTCGCCTCGGCGACGGCCAGCCTCAAAAGCCAACTCACTGGCCTCTGGAACGCAATCACATCACTCATAGGCGGACTCAACAATGGCGGCGAAGCCGCCACAATGTTCTCCACAACCGCCGGCGCGCTCGCGGGAGTGGTCGCTTCGGTCGCGCAGGCGTTGTCGAACGCGGCGGGATGGGCGAAGACGTTCGTCAACACGTTCATCGAGACGGGCGCGTTGCAGCCGTTCCTTGAAAGCCTGACCGGCGTCATCTCCGGATTGGGCTCGCTGGTTTCCGGATTGGCGGCCGCGGTCTCGCAGGCCTTCGGCTTCAACGACAGCGCGCGCACCGCCAGTTCCGCGGCGCAGAGCTTCGCCGGACTGTTGAACACTTTGACCGGCGTGCTCATGACGGTGGGAGGCTGGCTGCAGTCGGTCGGACAGTGGGCGCAGCAGAACGGCGCACTGGTATCCGGCGCCCTGAAAGCCATCACCATTGCATTGCTCGCGGTCAAAGGCTGGGATATCGTCTCGGCCGGGCTGAAGACAGTTTCCGGTGGACTGAAGGCCATTTCCGCGACTGCCTCCGGCGTGGAGAAGACCGCCACGGCCACGTTCGATTTGATTGGCAAGATCTCCGACGCGGGAAGCGCGGCTGGAGCACTGAAGCAACTCGCCGGCTCGTTCAATATTGTCAAGGCAGCTCAATCGGCGTGGAGCGCGGTGACCAAGGCTGCTACCGCCGTGCAGCTGGCATTCAGCGCTGCCTTGGATGCAAATCCGATCGGCATGCTTGTCGTAGCCATCGGCGCGGTCGTCGCCGCACTGACATGGTTCTTCACCCAAACCGAAACGGGCAAACGACTCTGGAACAGCTTCGCCACATGGTTCATGGGAATCTGGAACCAGATCAGCACCGCATGCCAGCCAATCCTGCAAGCCATCGCCACATTCATCACCCAGACCATGAGCCAAATCCAACAAATCTGGCAAACCGGATGGACACTCATCACCACCATCCTCCAAAACGTCTGGAACACGATCGGCCCCATCATCATGACCGCGCTCACCGCGATCATCACCGGCATCCAAACATTCACCGCCACCATCACACCACTCCTGCAAGCCGGAATACAGAACATCCAAACCATCTTCCAAACCGCCGCCACCATCATCAGCACGGTCTGGAACGGACTCTGGAACACCATATCCACCGTCGTACAAGGCGCATGGACCATCATCGCCACAGTCATCAGCACCGCACTCGCCGTCATCCAAGGCATCATCCAACTGGCGCTCGCGGTCGTCAACGGGAACTGGAGCGCCGCGTGGTCGGCCATCCAGGGCATCGTGTCGGCAGTGTGGGGCGGCATCCAAGGCGTCGTCTCCGCCGGCATCGGCATGGTCAGCGGAGTGGTATCCGCCGCATGCTCGACAATCCGGAGCGTGTGGGCCGCGTTGTGGAATGGCGTCGGAAGCATTGTGTCGAGCGTCTGGGGCGGCATCGTCGGCACCGTAAGCAACATGGTTGGCCGTGTCGGGAGCGTCGTGAGCGGGATCGGCGGAACCGTCCGGAGCGCGGTGTCCGGCGCGGGAAGCTGGCTCGTCAGCGCGGGACGCAACATCATCCAGGGATTGATCAACGGCATCACAGGAATGGTCGGCTCGTTGTATTCCAGCATCACCAACGCGTTGTCGGGCTTGGTGGACAAGGCCAAGAACGCTTTGGGCATCCATTCCCCGTCGCGTGTGTTCCGCGACGAGGTCGGCGTGATGGTCGGACGTGGCATGGCATTGGGCATCGACGATTCCGCGCATGTGGTCAGCCGTTCCATGGATTCGCTCGTCTCCACGATGAGCCTCTCCGACGCGGACTGGTCGAAGACCGGCAGGCTGAACGTCACGGCCGGCACCGGCGCCAATGCCGGCGACGGCGATCTGCGGGAACTCATCACGGCCGTCGAATCGCTGCACGACGACCTCGGATCGATCATCGCCAGGTACACGCCGACGATAGGGGACCGCGACTTCGCAAGGAAGGTGAGAAGTGCAATCGCTTGAATACGTGTGCGCGGCCACAGGTGAGCGCATCGGCTTCGAGGGGCCGCTGTACGGCGAGACGCTCACGGGACTGCGCGCCCGCGTCTGGGACTACAGCCTCGCCTCACGTGGCATGACGGGCATCACCCGCAAGGCGCGCGAGGCGACAGTCACCGTGAAGATCCACGATTCTCCAGCCACGCTCGACCTACTGCGCCGCCTCGCGGACGCCGACATGGCATCCGGGAACCCGGGCACGCTCGTGGCCGACGGCGAATGGGAAGCCAAAGCGTGGATCACGAAAAGCGAACCGCAATCCATCACGCCCACGATGGTCGAGACGCAGTTGACCATCGTGCTGGCCGATGGCGTGTGGCGCCGTCCGACCATGACGCATTTCACGCCGCGATACGATTCCGGAACCGCCGACCTTGACTATCCATATGATTATCCGCATGATTTCGCCGGCATGGCATTGGGTGCCGAGATCGTCAACGACACGTCCATCCCGCAGCCGGTCAAGCTCACGATCTTCGGCCCGTGCGTCAACCCGTACATCATCATCGGCACGAACCGGTACGAGGTCGACGTGACCGTGCCATCCGGCTCGCGTCTGGAAATCGACGGCACCGGCGATGTCAGGACCGTCACCATGGTCAGCGGCACAGGTCTCGCCACAAACTGCTTCGCGCAGGCCGTGCGAGGGTCGGGCAAGGATTCCGGCCGGTACGTGTTCCAACCGCTCGCGCCCGGAACACAGCCGATCAGCTGGCCGGGAGGATTCCAATTCGACTTGACGGTCTGCGAGGAAAGGAGCGAACCGCCATGGACCTGATCGTCACCGATGCCACAGGCAAACCCGTGGCGAGCCACGCCTCATACACGCTCGACCTCGCGTTCGGTAGCGGGGAGAACGACTTCGACCTGCAGGTCGAAGACGCCGCGCTCAAGGCGGGGAGCCGCATCATGATCGACGGCACCGAGTACGGCGGCATCATCGACGACACGGATGTCGACGTGGACGGAGGCCTGTCCACCGTCACATGGCATGGCCGCGACTGGCATGGAGTGCTCGCCTCGAAGATCATCGAACCGGACAGGAACAACGATTACCTCACCCTGTCCGGCACGATTCCCGTCATCATGCGCACGCTCGTCAGCCGTGCGGGATTGCAAGGCCTGTTCACCGTCACCGACGAAAGCGCCGACCACAAGACCACCTGCCAGTTCGACCGGTACGTGGACCTGTACAGCGGTCTGGTCAAGATGCTCAGGGCAAGCGGACTCAAACTCCGGTTGCGTAATGACGGCGACAAGGTATCCATGAGCGCCATGCCCGTCCGCACGATCGGCGACAGCATCGACTCGGACCTCATCGACTTCACCGCCAAACAGGCGGCGCACCCGATCAACCATCTCATCTGCCTGGGCAAGGGCGAACTCAAGGACCGTACCGTCATCCACTGGTACGCCGACGCGGACGGCACGCTCAGCCACACGCAGACCCTCAAAGGCCTTGACGAACGCACCGCCACATACGAGTTGTCCAACGCCGAAGCCGACGAGCTCGAGGACAAGGGCAGGCAGAAATTCCAGGAACTTCGGAACACCAGCACCATCGACGTGGACATTCCCGACGGCATCGACGCGGACGTTGGCGACCTGGTCACGGGTCGTGACAACAACACGGGCCTCGTCGTCACTGCCGAGATCTCCAAGAAGATCGTCAAGGTTTCGGGAGGCGTGCTCACCGTCACCTACGAATCCGGAGGCGCCAGCGCCGGCGGCAACAGCGGAGAATCCTCCATCGGGGATGGTGGCCACGCCTACTACGCTGGAGCCGGCCTCAAACTCGACGCCTGGACGTTCAGCGCCGACGTGACCAGAAACGACATCGACTCGCTCAACAACGCATTGTCGGGTAAACAGCCGAAAGGCGACTACATCACCGGCCTGAAAATCGGTTCGGTGGACACGCTCGCCCCCGGTGCACAGGCAAGCGCGTCGCTCACGGGCGCCGGCAGCGACAAAACCTTGAATTTGGGGCTTCCGAAAGGCGACCAGGGTCCGCAAGGGGAGAAGGGCGACAAGGGCGACACAGGACCACAGGGGGCCACCGGAGCGACCGGACCCACCGGTCCTCGGGGAGAGAAAGGAGCGACCGGGGAGCGAGGGCCGCAAGGCGTCGCCGGTCCCGAAGGCCCGCAGGGACTGCAGGGGATACGCGGCGAGAAAGGCGATAAGGGTGATGCCGGCGCGATCGGCGCGGCGGGACCGCAAGGCCCGACGGGTTCCACAGGTCCGCAGGGTCCCACGGGTCCACAGGGAGCGACCGGCCCCCAGGGCAGACAAGGCATCCAAGGTTCCCAAGGCATCCAGGGCCCGCAAGGGGAGAAGGGTGACAAGGGCGACAGCGGCGTATCCGCCCCCTCGAACGGCTTCTTCACGCTCAGCATGGAAGGCGACGGCGACCTGTACGTGAACTATCCGGACAACACGAACCCACCCTCGTTCGTCTGGGACTCCGAGAGCGGGAACCTGTACGTGGACATCCCGGAAAGGTGACACATGACGCGACTATTGATCGGCAACATCAAAGGCCCCAAAGGCGACAAGGGCGATACCGGGGCCACCGGCCCGCAAGGCAAGCAAGGAGCGCAGGGCGTTCAGGGAGCTAAAGGCGACGTCGGCCTTCCGGCGCTCGTGATGAAGAAATCCCTCGTCGGCGAATATCCGGTGGGATCCACTTTCACGGGGAACGTGAGCGAATGGTTGAACCGAACACCACTCGCCAACGAATATTCGACCGCATTGTCAGGTGGCGGAAAATACAGCATCGTCTGGCAGTGCGTTTCACAGTCCGGCAGCCTATTCACGGGAAAGACGATTTCCCGTCAATCCATCATCGGAACGCAAGGCCCTGCCGGACCGCAAGGTCCAAAAGGTGACGTCGGCCCACAAGGCGTGAAGGGCGATACCGGCGAGACCGGGCCTAAAGGAGCCACTGGAGCTGCCGGCCCTACCGGCCCGCAAGGTCCTGAAGGGCTGAAAGGTGACAAGGGTGATAAAGGCGATGTCGGACCCGCCGGAGAAGGAGGCCCTACCGGCCCGCAAGGTCCGAAAGGCGATACCGGCCCTGCCGGACCTACCGGAGCAACAGGCCCCACCGGGCCGCAAGGCAAGCAGGGAATACAAGGTGCGCAGGGACTGCAGGGCCCACAGGGACCGACAGGACCGCAGGGTGCCAGCGGCGTGACGGCGCCAACTTCCGGATTCTTCACACTGCAGGTCGACCCGAACGGAGACCTGTACGCCGTGTACGCGGATACGACCACCGCGTCGGCGGCTCCCGTCTCCTACGATCCGGCGACGGGCGACCTGTACTACATGATCAATGACGGAAAGTAAGGAGCGCATATGACGAAGATTCTGCTCGGCAACGTCAAAGGCCCCAAAGGCGACACCGGACCGCAAGGCAAGCAGGGAGTGCAAGGACCGCAGGGCCCTGCCGGCGCCACTGGCGCGACCGGGGCCACCGGAGCGAAAGGAGAGGCCGGCCAACGCGGCGAGACCGGGTTGCCTGCCTTGATCATCACACGCATACTATCCGGATACTGGACGTCCGCATGCTCGGATTTTGACTGGCGGGCACTCAGTTTCAACCGTGCCCCGGTCGTAGGCGAATACTTCTTCGCCATGACCAATGACGGCAAGAACCTGATGTACGCGCAGATCACAGCCACCGGGAAAAACGTGACGTTCAAACCGGTTTCCAACACAAGCCTCGTCGGACCGAAGGGCGACAAGGGCGAGACGGGCATGAGCGCAAGCCAGGCGTTCATCGCCGCCCACCCGGTCGGCTCCCTCTACTGGACCACCGCCACAACAAATCCGGGAACCACCTACGGCGGCACTTGGAAGGAATGCAACACCATCCTTCCAGGACACATCTACCAGCGCACAGCCTGAAAGAGAAAGGAACATCAATGGCACGAACCACGAACATCACCAGATACACCTGCGACCGATGCCACGCCTCCGCATACCTCGCCGACGGTGACCCACGCACCTCCAGCGACTGGCACGACATCACACACACCACCGTCGACGGAGTCGCACAGGGCGCGCTCGTCTGTACCGCATGCTGGCAGACGTTCAAAGCGCTGGCAGCCACGCAGGACGCCGCCTACGCCGCATACCTCAACAACACAACAGATAGGAAGGAATGACCATGACCATGAATCTCATCACCGGCAAGGCCGGCGCTCCGCACATCACATCCAGCGACCAAGGAGCCATGCAGGCCGGACTGGTCGGAAACGGCAACTACCTGCTGCAAGGCAGCGACGGCAAATTCCCCGCCGTGACCATGCAGTCAGCAAACAAGGCGCTCGTCCCGGTCCTCAACCTTGTGATCGAAGGACGATACGCACGCGTCACCGCGGCGGAAACCGTCACCATCGAAAGCGGAGTCACAGGACGGAACCGCAACGACCTAATCTGCGTGAAATACACGCGAGACTCGAACAACATCGAAACGATCGCGCTCGCGGTGCTGAAGGGCACCGCCACCAGTGGCACGGCGGCTGACCCCACGGTACCGTCGGGTAGTATCCTGAACAATTCCGGTACCGTGTGGATTCCGATCGCCCGTATCCCGATCAGTGGCATCACCGCCGGAACTCCTGTCATGCTTGTCAAGCAGTTGCCTCCGATGAGCCAGCTGTGGGATTCCGTAACCCAGCCATGGAAACCTCCATACACGAACAGCAGACTCACTCTATGTCGCGTCGGACGCATCGTCACGATCAACGGCAACGTCAAGTTCGACGGCAGTGGACAGCAGAACTACTCGACGGCGATTGAGACCATCCCAGAAGCGTTCCGCCCGCTCGCCGACCAGAGCATCATATCGTTCCCGTCCTGCGGTTTCAGCCTGCTTGTCATGCGTGATGGGAAGGTGCAGATGCTTGGCGACCCGAAATCCGCTTACTCCACGGCGCACGGCTGTTGGATGGCACTGCAATAGCTTTCCGTAACCCTGTACCAGGATTCCAATTGGATCATCATACGTAACGGCAGGATGATTTTGATCAAGTTCAGTGGGAAAATCGGTTCGGGCAGTTGGGATGCTGTTGAATGTCCGGTAAAGCTCGCGTCCTGGTATCGTCCCATCGTTGACTTGTCGACTGTCTGCCTTGTATCAAATGGGCAAACGGCGCGAAGCCTCACGGCCAGAGCTGATGGAACTATCCGAGTGGCGAACATGGGAAACGTTGGCAGCAATCAGGATTGCGTCGGCACGCTTTGTTTCCCAATCCCATGATTTCTAGCTTTCCGTAACCCTTTCCGCGCCGAACACGAACTGGAAAGTGGATTACCGCACCGCCTTGGTCGGCAGGATGCTTCTAGTCGCATTCCACGCCAATCGCCTCAACGCCGATTGGAACGCGGCGAAAGAGTGGGAGGTGTCACAGATTCTCAAACTCCCAGCCGGTTTGGAGGCGGCGTTCGAGGTACATTGCGCCGCAATATCTAATTCGAGCATCGGATTGCATGGCGTCGAAGTGCAGGTGGCGCAGCACACCATCGCCTTGCGTTCCTCGGGAAAGATGACAGTAAGCGCAAACTGGGGATGGGTCGAAGGCTGTATCACGGTGCCACTTGTCTAGGAGAACGTCACTCCACTAGGAATCGGCATGGAAAAACGCTGCATCAGAATGTTCTCCCTGCCAACCCCGCCAAGTAACGTAATACTGCCATCCGGATTCCAATTCGCTTGCTTGTTGTAGCGCGGATCCGCAAGACTTGATCCAACACATCCCAGTCCAATTGTGGCCGATGGACGTATCCCTGACTGATATAACCAGACCGTATAGTTCGAGACTTCGACGGTTGATTTGAAAGAGCTCAAATCGACATACAGCATGTTGCCCTTGACGGTAATCGTGTTGGATCCACCATATAGGGCGCCAACAAACGATCCTGTGTCCTGAAACTTAAAGGTAGCAGTGAGGGCTACGGAAAGCTACGCGGCTCCGATGATGAGTCTTTCCCATGCCCGCTGCAGACTTCTCAGCACGGACAAATCGGGGCGGAGATAGTAGCGGGCGGTTGTCTTGATGTCGCTGTGACCGAGTTGTCGTGCGACCACTGAGATATCGGCTCCCGCAGCGATTGCCAGAGTGCCGAAGGTGTGCCTGAGGTTCCTTGGCGGCACGCAGGGGAGTTTCATGCGTTGGCACCATGACGTGTAATGAGCTGCCACCTGGTTGGCGTTCAGATCGCCGACCAGCCTGCCGGTTCTGCCGTGGCGCAATTGCGCGAGCCGTTTGACTGCGAACCGTGGTAGTGCGACCGTCCGTCGGCTCTGGTCGGTCTTCGGGTCGGTGACCGTTTCATGTCCAGCGACCCATTGCACTGACCTTTTGACGGTCACGATTCCCCGGCGTAAATCCAAGTCGGCCCATTCAATGCCGACGGACTCGCATCGGCGCAGTCCCGCGCAGACGGAGACCAATAACCAGGCTTCCAACGCGTGACCGTAGAAGCCTTTGAGCAGCCGTCTTACCTGTCTGGCGTCGAGCACGCGCGGCTCATACCGCCGCAGGTGCGGCAGTCTGATTTCACGACGTGTCACGTCATTGTCGGTGACTCCCTTGCGATAGGCGAGTCGGAGTATCGCCCGCAGCACGGCCCACGCCTTGCGCGCGGCGCCGGCCTGATTGAACGAGCCGAGCCACTCCTCGATGTCGTTCGCGGTGATCGACTCCATGTCGACGTCAGCCCATTTCGGCTGGATGTGGCAGCGGTAGGCCGACTCGTAGCCCACCCTCGTGCACTCGCGAAGCTTCCCGCAGGAGGGCCACCAGACCTCATCCACAAACGTTCCCAACAACATTTCAACCTCCAAAATCCCACACGTGGTTATCGCAGCTTCCAACGGTAGCCACGTGTGGGATTTTCCTTTCAGAAGGATTCCCAATGAGCCAGGAAACCATCGTCGCAATCGTTGTCGCCATCATCGGCAGCGGAGGCAGCGGCGTGTTCGTCACCTGGATTCTGAGCAAGGTCGACCAACGTCACGATCCACTGCATGAGGGCGTCAGGGAACTGTTGTTCTGCAAACTCGAGGCTCTGCACCGTCAGATGGTCGATGCAGGTGGTGTTGCGAGCATTCCGTTGAAGCAAAGCGCGGAACGAATATATGCCGCTTACCACGGTCTGGGCGGCAATGGAACCGGAACCTCGATGATCCAAGACATACGTGACGCGCATATCGCGAACACAGATTGAAAGATTCAAAAGATTTCCACACCGTCCGTACAAGGCGGACGGTACGGACAAAGGAAAGGAGAGGAATTGAACATCCTCAACAAAGGCAAACCGAGACACAAGCACATGAATCCACGCCGACAATGGCGCAAGCTACTGACCGCGCTCACGGTCTCCATCTCCATGGCTGTCGCGCCAGCCGCGATGGCCGACATGAACGGATACGACATCTCGAACTGGCAGTGCGGCATCGACACCGCGACCGTGCCGGCAGATTTCGTCATCGTCGGCACCACATGGGGGTCCGGCGGCGTATACGGTGGTTGCCTGTCCAACGGCGTCAACACCGACGCGAACCGTCAGCTCGCCGGCGCCGTCAACAGCGGCAAGGAGACCGGCGTCTACCATTACGCGCGCGGCGGCAACCCCGAGACCGAGGCCAGGTTCTTCGTCGACAACGTGCGAGGATATATTCGCAAAAGCGTACTGATCCTCGACTGGGAGGCGCAGGACAACGCCGCCTGGGGCGACAAGCAGTGGCCACGCAGGTGGGCGCGCGAGGTCAAGCGACTGACGGGCGTGAACCCCATCATCTACACGATGGACTCCGGCTACTGGCAGGTCGCCGGCATGGAGACCGAACTAAACTGCGGCATCTGGATCGCCCAGTACGCCACGAACATGGTCACCGGTTACCAGACTGCGCCGTGGAATATCGGCGCCCGCGGCGAGGTCATGCGCCAGTACACGTCCAACGGCAGTCTCAGCGGCTGGTCTGGACGACTCGACCTGAACAAGTTCCGTGGCGACCGCGCGGCATGGCGCAAGTACGCGAACCCTGACGACAAGGGCGCGGCGGATCTGCCGAGCGTCAAGCCGAAACCTCAGCCCACGACCGCTCCGACGGTCGACCTGAACGCCTTGGCCGCGCGCACCATCCGCGGCGACTTCGGCAACGATCCGGCCCGCAGGCAGGCGTTGGGTGGCAATTACGCGGCGGTCATGCAGATCGTCAACAGTCGCCTCGGCGGAGGTTCCGGCGGAACGGCCGCCACAGGTTCGCGTAGCGTCGTGGTCCGTTCCGGCGACACCATGAGTGCGATCGCCGCGAGGACCGGACTCCAGCCGGTGTCCGCCTGGCGTGTACCGAGCGGTGACGTCAATCGGATCTATCCGGGGCAGACCGTCACCTATGGCGGCGCGTCCGCGTCCACCGCTTCGAGCGTGGTCGGAGGCCATGTGGTCCGTTCCGGCGAAAGCCTGTGGAGCATCTACGGCTCCGGCTGGCAGTCGGCTGCCGCACGCAATGGCATCCGCAGCCCATACGTTATCTATCCCGGACAGTACCTGCGCTGAAACTCCCGTCTCCACAACTTTAAGCGTTGTGGAGACGGTTACCGCAATGTTTAAGGAGGTGAAAAATGGATGAATCCAATAGCCCGCAATCCGATTACCTGCTGCCGGGCAGGGTATACGACATACTCAAGTGGTTCGCGTTGATCGCTTTGCCGGCCGTCGCATGGCTCGTCGGAGCGGTCGGCCCGCAATGGGGACTGCCACACTGCGGCGAACTCGTTACGACCATCAACGCGATCGGTTTGTTCGTCGGCGCTCTAATCGGCGTGAGCCAGCTCACGGCAGCCAAGCCGGACAGTTCCAACGAAAAATAAGTGTTGCACCTGTTTCAGGCCCAACACTTAACCGTGAGTGATTCGTACCCTCATGTAACACGCGCCCCTCTCTCAGCATTGCTGGGGGAGGGGCTTTTTCTTTATTCCGCATACAAACCGCATACAAAGACCGTCACGTTGCGTTCCATACAGTCATAACCAGTCACAATTTACAGGATGGCAAAAGCGTTGAAATACCAACGTTTCTCAATCTCCAAACATTCTGTCAAACCAAACCTAAAAACCACCAGATATAACAGATAGTTCTTTGCCACGGTCACGTCCGTGGACCGTGGATGTCCTTTCGGAGCG